CAGGCATTCTGACCACGCGGCATCGATTTCGAGCCACTGAGTCGTCGTGTGTCGAAAGTTCCGGGCAGTCTAGCCCCACTGGCTGCCCGTCCTCATCAAGCTGTGCTGGCTGAGAGAAATAGCTTTCAATTTTACTGCTGACACTCTTCAGCGTTTCAACACTAAGCTGAAGACGTTCGGACACCACGTCCCATGTCTGGGAGTAGTCAGGATCACGAACGATCAAGTTGATGATGTCAACAGGTGGAGCCTCCTTGCGGTAAGAGTGGGACCACTCCCCCGCATACTCCCGCAGTTTCAACGCCGCGACACGCGTAGTCGCGGGATTCTGCGCTTCCAGCACCAACTTTCTTGCGAAAGAGGCGTTCGCCCGGACATACGCACGAGTGGCGTGACCGATCCCTGGAAGACGGCCGTAAAGGTAAGCATATGAAATGCACCTGGCCAGAAGGAGACCCTCGTCAGCGGCTCGGGTTTCAAGGTCCGGGTCCTGACGGTAGCAGAGATTTGCGAGAAGGTCGCGGATGTCACGGTAAATCACCTGCGTGCCATCGCGCAGCCCCATGAGAGTGGCCCCTATGAAGCCCACCCCCCCCGCATCTGGATCGCTGGAGTGTTCAACCGAGACACCCTGCGCTTTGTATGCATCATCAAGGCCAGCCGCAATTTCTAGCGGGACCCGGACGATTGTATCATCCCCCTCGAGCCTGAACGGATACAACTCCATGGCCTTCGGCAGCCAGCCGCGGACCTGTGCTGGAGGAACTCCGTCTGCTATGCTCAGACTCGTGAACAAGAAGATGAAATTGGCTATTAGGTTGCCAACCGATGTGTCCTGTTCGCCCGACCTACGAATAGATTGCAACGTGGCCTGGACAAAACTGGAATTGATGGCGAAATCTTCGCCCAACGCGTCTATGACTGAGTTGAACAGGTCAATCTCAGCAAGACTCGTCATGAATGTCGACTCCACCTGCGCCGTTAAGAACCGGATACGACCGGTGACGAGGCTCTCAAAGGATTTGCCGTCCACGCTCTCAGCCGTGTTGGATCCCGCGCCCGAATCCACGTGTTCAATAGTAGCGGACACGTTCTCTGAGACAGTGCGATGTTTGACAGTGTGCGCCTGTTCAGAACCAACGGTCTCAAACAGGTGCACGATGAGCTCGTTGGGCCCCACATACATGGCGTACGTGAACCCGCGGAACCAGAGAGATAGTGGAGGGACTATGAATCGGGGAGCCTTGATCTCCAGAGGGTCGTAGCTCTCCTGCTTCAGGAAGGATTTGAAAAAGTGACACTCTCTAAGCACTCTTTCGCGTGATGCGGGGTCTCCAGCCAGGGCTCGCTCGTAGTCATCGAAGCCAGTGAGGAACTCATCTTTGGCCGGGCCCTTAAAGCCCTTTTCGACTGCGTGTTTCTCCGCCTGCTGACGGGAAGGCCGGAAATCTTCAATGCCGTTCACTACCAACGGCCTGAGGGCATCCAGCAAGCCCAGCACCACCTGCTCCTGACGTTCTTCCTCGCCACAGGAAGCCTGCAATCTAGCAAGCCTTTTGACGATGGCAATCTCGTGTTGGGAGGCCTTCGTTCTGGTGGCGCACGTCGGGAACAGCCCGGTTATATAATGGCTCGCCGCGCGTAGCACAGGTTTCTCCTGATCCGCAGCTGCGGATGGGTGGTTGCTGATGAGTAGGCCTGGTTGGGCCACCTTTTCCAGCACTCTCTCAGCTTCCTCCTCGACGGGGGAGCCGCCACAAACCCTTGCCACGGCTTCATGGATCTG